AACAATGATGGACTTTTAATTGGTGGAGATATTGTTGATGGTGCTGAAATGTTTTGCATTTACAACACTACGCTGAATGGATTTCAAGTTATTGGAACAGCACCCAACACCTTGCTCGCATATGTTACCAACGCGGATTCAGTTACGATTACAAAAGGTCAACCTGTTTACGCATTTGGTGGAACTGGCGATAGGTTGACGGTGAAACTTGCCTACAATACAACCGATGCCACAAGTGCGCAGACTGTTGGATTGGTGTTGAGTTCATCCATTGCGGCAAATCAAAAAGGTTTAATAATTGTCAATGGTCAACTCGATGGCTTAAGCATTTTACCAACATCCACTTATGCTGATGGCGATGCTATTTATTTAGGTGCAACAGCAGGAACAATTACTAATGTCAAACCATCCGCGCCAAATCATTTGGTGTATTTGGGATTCGTTACAACTGCCAATAATGGAAGTGCAGGTCGTATGTATGTTCGTGTTCAAAATGGTTATGAACTTGATGAAATTCATGATGTAAAAATTACATCGGTTGCGAACAATGACATTCTCAAATACAATTCATCCAATTCGCTTTGGGAAAATAGCAACGCATTAAGCACCAAACAAGACACGATTACGTTAACCACAACAGGAACAAGTGGAAGTTCTACGTTGGTTGGTAGCACGTTGAATATTCCTGTGTATGCAGGTGCAGGTAGTGGAACATCGATACAAACAATTACTGGTGTTGCAACTGGATTAGGTGCAAATACAACGCGTTATAATACTGTCAATGGATCAACATCGGAATCTCAAGTTAGCATACCACTCGCATCGGCAATAACAATAAATAATTTGTACGTTAGAACTACGGCAACAATGCCTGTTAATTCATCGCTTCAAGTTACGATTGTCAAGAATGCGGTGGCAACAAGTGTAAGCGTAACCATTGCCGCAGGTAGTGCCGCAGGTATTTATTCAGACACAACCAATAATGCAACATTTAGTGCAGGTGATAGATACCAAATTGAATTCAAAAATACTGGTACTGCGGTAGCTGCTCCAACATCAGGACAATCATTTAAGATAACTATATGACGTATCAATTGACAAAGAACAATGAAGGATTACCATTACTAATCGTGAATGATTCGATTCTCTTTGCGTGGGATCCAAGTGATGTTGATAATTACGGATTGTTCGAATCAAAGTTAATTGAGAAAGGCATTGAAGCATTTGCTCAATTACTCGCAGATAATCCGAACACCGCATTTAATTTATTTGTCAATGGCTGAATCTCCACTGACATCTTTGATGAAGAAATTTGGACAAGAGGTTGTCGAGAAGGCAATGCTCAATCTCGGTGTCTATCGTACGGTTAAAGGAAAAAAACGCAGAGCGGTGGCAAGTGATACACTTCGCAATTCGCTTTCATTTTATTACGATGGCAGAAGTAGTAAGATACAATTCTTTGCCAAAGGTAAAGCGTCAGTTTATGCTCCCGTTGTTGAATACGGAAGGCGCAAAGGTGCGAAGATGCCACCAATAGACGCGATAGTCGAATGGATGCGAATTAAACCCATTCGTGTTCGTGATGACAAAGGTAAGATAGTGAAACAAACTCCTTCTGTTGTTAGGAGCGCAGCGTACAATATCGCCAAAGGAATTTCATTCAGAGGTATTCCACCGCTCTTTTATTGGCGCGATGCAGTCAATGACACTATGCTGGAATTTCAACCCGAATTTGAAGCGGCATTGAATCGTGAAATAAATTTAGTAATAGAAGATAATTTGCAAAAGAAAATAAAGATTTAATTATGGCATATACAACCGCAATCACTGGACTAACGGCACAAGGCATTGATGCATTTACAGGTTTGTGTTATTCAAATAATGATGTCTCATTTACAATGACATCGAGCGAGTACGCACAACCGAACTTTAAATACATTGTCAACATCACTGACAACAATACATCGAACCAATACAAGTTTTATATCTCACAAAACGCTGTGAATAGTGGAGTGTTCAATGCTAAAACAATCTTCAACCAACTTGTAAAAAATTCGATTGTTTACGATGGTACTGATAACGTAGTATTACAATCATCTGCTCCAAATCTCACAACCGATAATAATGTAAACACATTCACCATTGAATTGTACGAAGGTTATGATGTGAGCGGTGCGTTCACTGAAGATAATAGTGTTGCGGTAACTTATAATCTAATGTGCGTTTACGGAAGTGGTAAACAAAACTTCATTGTGATGGGTACGAATGACACGCGACCATTAGCACTATGTCAAAACTACGATGATGAAATTGGATTCGATAAAGAGACATTAGCTAATCGATTGCATCTGCCAACATTATTACAATCAGATACAATCAATTGGAGGTATATTTCTCGAACCAATGTCAATGGTCAAACCGATAGCGCGTATGATATTCACGGATGGATAGCCGATGATAACACATTTGTAAATACGAATTATCCATACAATAACATTGATCATTTTACTTTCGATTTATATGATGACAATCAAACACTGCTCGATTCTTTTGACATCCCAATGACATTCGGAGCAGGTAGTTTACTTTTCTTACCAACTGGATTAAAGAATCTTGTTAATGGTGGTTATGTTGATGATGCCACTGCTGATACAACTGCATTCTATGTTTATGCAGGTTATGACGCAAGCGATGAACAAGTAACAACTAAATACGGCTACTATTTATCGGACGATTGCAAGTATAATCCAGTTCACGTTTATTGGCTTAATCAAATGGGTGGATGGGATAGTTACTCATTCATTAAACGCAATGAGCGAAGCATAGATGTGGAGCGTAAGCGTTACAAGACGTATCAAGGTGATTTCAACACAGCAACCGTAACTGAACCATACGCAACAAAAAACTACACGCGTGAATTAACCGAGCGTGAACCGATAGTAAACACCTTCATCAATTTAACGAGTGATTGGTTGTGCGAATCAGAGTTTAAATATCTCAAAGATTTATTCATCTCAAAAAGTGTTTGGATGGTAGATGATAATGTAGATGGATATTCTATTGTTCCGGTTGTCGTTAGTGATAGTAATTATTTGATGAAGCGTGAACGCAATTCAAAGAAATATAATCAGACATTACGCTTACAAGTTGCTTCGAATAATGAGACAATAAACATCACTGCTTCGGAGTATCCAATACCTGCGCCTGTGGCTTGTTCTTATTTTAATACGTTTGCGAAGGTTGGCGGTTCAACTACTTTGACCGTAGGTGTGAACGTGGGTAACGCGTGTAATATTGTAAGTACGGCTTCCGTTTCTGCTCGATATATAACGGTTAGCGTTGCAAATAATTTAGGAGTAACACCAATCGCAGGTCAAGCGTATTATGTAAGTTTGTCTTATACATCAAACGTACCAACACCGATTAAGAATGGCTACATTGATTTGGGTAATGTGTTAACAGGTGGTGGAACACGTACTTCGTTTGATATGCAAAGTTCTGGAACACCTATTATTGCAAGTGGTGTTTGGGGTACGGGTACTAATCCAAATTATTTTTATATCAAACTACCTGCGTGGAGTTCGGGAACTTGGACTGGTAATATTTACGTAACTGTTGGATTCGGTAATTGCCCATAAAAAGTAAAAAATGGAAACAGCTTTAATTATATACACGCAAGGAACTAACACTCCTTATGTTATGGACTTATACGAGAATGAGACAATCTCATTGCAGTATTCGTTCAGCGATATCAAAGACCTCAAAGCAAAGGCAACTTATTCACGTACGTTTAGGATTCCTGCAAGTACGAATAACGCGCAGATATTTGGATTCATTGAGAACAACACTTTTCAGTTTTCGCAGTTCAATCCAAAGCGCAAATTCCAAGCGATTATCACAGTTGACACTTTGCCGGTAATGGAAGGCAGCATACAATTTAAAGCTGCATATACGAGCAATGGAGTGGTGAGTGAATATGAGATAGTGTTCTTTGGTAATGTAATTGATTTTTTCAAGAACATCGGAGACGCTGATTTCAAAAACTACATTGGTGTAGAGTTAAATAATGACTACACTTTTATAGTCGATTACTTGAATATTATCGATGTGTTGAGTGGTACGATAGGCGATGGCAATATTGAATTGACTTTAACCGATAGAGGTGATAGTTGGGTTGGAATGATTAACACACCCGAAACTCGTTCAATCTATACCAACAATATCGAGAAGGTAATAAAGGCAGGTAATCTCACTCCAATGATCAAATCTGAATACATCTTTAATAAGATAATGTCATTGAGTGGATTCGAATTGAATACTGGTGATAGTTCTACTTTACTTACTGAATTGGGTAAATTATACGTCCCATTCACAAGCGAAGTCAATCAATTGCAACAGATAGGAGATACACAAGCAGCGCAATTTTTGTTGGAGAATGGTATCGATGGAATCACATTTGATGGAACTGATTTCAACCCACTGACATTCCCAAGCGGAAACACTATTTATTATTATGCAATTCCAAATTTAACGGAGACCACTGATCCATTAAATTACGTTGTAAACAATGTGTTTACCGTTCCATTTAGCGGAAGGTATAAAATCAAATGTAACATCAACATTGAGCAGAATGCAGATGGCATTGGTGGTTGTCAGTTAGCTTTTTTAATTCAAGATACGAATGGTGATTATCGCTTATCACAAATTCAAACGAGCGGAACGTTATTCATCAATTGGACAAGCGGCACAACCTTTCCGCAATATCAATCCATAAATTGTGGGATTGGTGCGGATTGGGATACTGATGTTTATTTAAACGTAGGGGAGACAGTTCAACCGATTCTATTTGATACTAATCCTAATCCAATTAACATCACGCTCACGCTACGCGATGCGAGTTCACAAACGACTTATCCAAATGATTTACCTTCTACTTTCTTCTGCGATTATGTCAGTAAGCCAATCATCGGTAATGAGGTCGATTGGGTTGCTAATGCGCCAGTGATGAAATGTACTGAATTCATGAGTGCATTATTCAAGATGTTTAATTTGGTTGTTATTCCTGATAAGTTCAATCCCAAATTATTGTCATTCATTCCACTCGATGAATATCTGCAAAGTGGTGATTATAAAGATTGGAGCAATATCATTGATATCAGCAAAGACATCATCTTAACACCAACCACCGATTATCAAGCGCAAATAAATACTTGGACTTACAAAAAGTCAGATGACTATTTAAACAACCTTTACAACACGCAAGGTAATCGCGTTTATGGTCGATTAGAATTGCTCGATCCCGAAAATGATTTTGCCACTGAAGAACAAAAAATTGAAGTTGAATTTGGTAGCACACCACTCGCGTTAATTCCGAATACTGTCTATCCAATTGCTAAATTCATCAATGATAAAAATGAATATGTGAACCCAACACCGCGTATTTTATACCGCACTGGAGACACAATGACAATGCACATTTTGAATGATGATACTAATTTAATTGATGATGCATTTGTTTTACCTATGTTTAGTCATTATCAAAATATCACTCCCGATATCACTTCTGTCGATTACAATTTTGGTCAAGAAACACCATTGCATAAAGTCAATGCGATTCCTTACCAAACGTTGTATCAAAGGTTTTGGAATAACTACGTTGCAAATATCTATGCTCCAGATGCTCGTATAATGGAAGCATTTTTTTCGCTTGAATTTGCAGACATTTACAACTTTAGATACAATGATAAAATCTTTATTCGCGATTCCTATTGGCGCATTTTAGAGATTAAAGATTACGTTGTTGGAATGCAAGAGAGTGTACAGGTTAAATTGATGAAAATAATCAATGTTGCTCCACCTTGTAATTTGACAATCGATAGCATCACAAGTACATTAAACATTATCTTTTTAGACCCCGATGGTAATACATCAAATGGAACTGAAACGTGCTGTGATTATTATGGTTACAATTGGAATGCAGCACAAGGTCGTTGTTATGCAGTGCGCCAAGATGGTGGAGGTCGTAAGCCAACAACAAGCGACACTAAACCACTGGTTAAAGATATTGATAATGACCAAACCAAATTATTACAAACACCTAACAATAATGTTTATCCCACCAATACTCATTCCATTGTTGGAGGTAGTAACAACGTGTTGAATAATGGTAATGAAAATAGTTTGATTGTTGGAGATAACAATTACGTTGCTTCTGATTTAGGTTCAGTAACCGTTGTCGGTAGTGATGCCAATGTGTTGAATAAAGATATCACAATCGGTGGTAATGGTGGTTATCGCGGTGAAGTTCAAAGTGGAATAATACATTTAATCGGTAAAGGTGATTTCACTAACAACACCACTTACATCAACCTACAAATCGGAGGTGTCGATAGTTACCTTATGCCTGATGATACTATGTGGATTGTGAAGATTCTATTGAGCGGAATGCAACACGATGGAACTGCAATGGATGGAACAATAAGCGGTGAATATAATTTGCATATGATCAATAATGCAGGAACAATCACATTCGTTAATGTAACAACAATCGATGAAACATTCAATAATATGAATGGCCGATTGGAGTGGGATGTTGTTATTAGTGGCACGACATTTTATCCACGAATCAAATTGGTTGGTTCAACTACCTATCCCGAAGATGATATGAAATTTACAGCATTAACCACTTATGTACAATATAACTATGCATAACCCACAAATGACATTTAAAAACATTCAGCAGTTAGTTGAATTAGGACATGGCAGTAATCTTCCAAACAACAAAAACAATTTACCCAATTGGCTCACAACGCTTATTAATTTGAGCGTTCTTGCTACAATGATATTGGGAACTATGTACATTTTTAATTTAATCTAATGGCAAAGCAAGAAGTAGTAATTGAAGTAGATATACAAGGCACAGCGAAGGTTGAATCCATGCGTACGCAGATGCGTAAGCTGCGTGAGGAATTAGCCACACTTCCCGAAGGTACTGCCGAATTTAACCGAGTACAAAGACAACTCGGTGAACTCAAGGATAGGATGGATGATTTGGGTAGGTCGGTTAATACAGTCAGCGGTGCGCCATTGGAAAGGTTGAATAATTCATTCAGCATGATTGGTTCGTCCGTCATGTCATTGGATTTTGATAATGCCATTACAGGATTGAAAGGTGTTGCAGGTGCATTGCAGGATTTTAAAGTGAGTGATTTAACCAATGCCATCAAAGGTTTTGGCAGCGCATTAGGTGCAATTGGTAAAGCGTTACTAACTAATCCCATCTTTTTAATTGCAGGAAGCATTGCATTGATTGCAACAAATATGGATAAGGTATTTAAAGCCATTCCAGCTTTTGAAAATGCGTTGAAAGGAATTAGTCAAGTCGAGCGAGATATAGCAGCCGCAGTTGAGGCAAGAGCAGCAGCATCAAAAAAAGCGTATGACCAAAGCGCGTTAGAGGTCAACGCAATGAAATTGCAAGGCCAAACTGAAAAAGAGATTGTTCAATACCGATTGACGCGTTTACAAACATCAATTGCAGATGCAAAAGTTCAATTAGAAACAGCTATTCAACAAAGAGATTCACAACTCGCAGCGGCTAAACGCAATCGTGAAATTTTAGAGGGGATGTTGAAATTTTTACAAGCCCCACTTTATTTATTATTGAAGTCAATTGATACTATCGCAAATGCAATTCCCGGAATTAATACGAATTTAGCAGAGGGATTGGTTGATTTAACTGCGAGTTTTATTGTTGATCCTGCGGAAGTTGAAAAGAATTTAGATGAAAACATTAGCAAACAACAAGATGCAATTAGACAGATGGAAAGCGATTACGCTGGATTTCAGTTGCAATTGCGTGAGATGGATAAAGCAACGGCCGAGAAAAAAACTGAAGAAACCGTTAAACGTGCGGATGAAGAAATTACATTCATTAAGTCAAAAGATGCGAAACAATTAGCATCGTCCATCGATAATACTAAATTAATTATTGACGCACAACATCAATTGAAGATGCAATCCATTGCGTTGGAAATTGCGATGGAAGATGAAAAAAGACGAAAGATATACGAAGGTGAAAAAGCGTTAAATGAGCAAAAATATGAATTAGCAAAAGCGGCTATTGATGGCATGATGTCGCTTAATGAATTGCTCACATCCGCAGGAATACTGAACGCGGAACAATCATTTAAAGTTGGCAAATCATTACAATTGGCACAGGCAACGATTAGCGCAATTACAGGAACTCAAAACGCATTTACAACAGCTTCCGCTTCACCAATTACCACCGTCTTTCCAGGTTATCCATTCGTGATGGCAGGTGTAGCAGCAGCAGCAGGAGCAGCGAATATCGCTAAAATTGCTTCAATGAAATTCAATAAAGATGGAGGGCCGCCACCTGGAGTAACTCCACCAAGCGGAGGCGGTGGCGGTGGAATGGGTGGAGGTAGTACCAACGCACCTGCGTTAGACCTTTCTTTTATCAATGGGCAAACAAATCAACCGCAACCGCTACAAGCATATGTACTCGCCACCAACGTGAGTTCAGCACAAGAAGCAAACGAAAAAATCAAAGACCAATCCCGAATAATTAAATAATATGAACGAAGTAAAAGTAATTGAATACACCATAGACGATAGCGGTTATCTTGGTGTGAATTGTATTTCACTTGTTGACAAACCAGCAATTGAAGTAGATTTTGTTGCGCTAAAATCAGCAAAGAAAATGAACCACGCAGCCGTTGATGAAGGTGAACGTAGGATGCTTTACGGAGCGGTTATGCTTCCCGAACAATTGATCTACCGCGTTGATGCCGCAGGTGGTGAGTATTACGCTAAATACAGCGCAGAAACTATTAACAAGATAGCGCAGGAGTATCTCAAAAGAAATATGCATCACAATTCTAATCTTCAACACGAGATTCCAATCACGGGGTGTACGGTTGTCGAGTCGTGGATTAAAGAAGGTGAACACGATAAGAGCCAAAACTTTGGTTTTAATTTTCCCGATGGTACGTGGTGCATTGGAATGAAAGTCGATAACGATGAAGTGTGGCAGTCGATAAAGCAAGGTGATGTGAAAGGATTTTCACTTGAGGGATTCTTCACGGAGTTAAGCGATGAATATTTGGCAGAACAAGAGATTGAAAAGATAATGCGAGAATTAACTGCGGAATTAAATGGGTAATTAAACGAGGGATTAAATGAGGAATTAAAACCAAGTACCCATTAACTATCCACCAAGTATTATAAAACAAAAAGCCCCCTACGTTTAGGGGGTTTTTCGTACAAAGGAAATTAAACTAAAACAAAAACTAAACGATCAAACTACAAAACAAAAATAGGTTGAATGCTACATATATACGAGAAAATAATTTTAACAATGAATAAAGTAAATGAAATCGTGAGTAAGTACGCAGATCGTTTGAAGTCATTTGGCATTAAATTAAGTGCTGAAGGCGAAATCGAAGCGGCTGCTCCAGTACGTTTTGCAGTTGCAATTCTTAAAGATGGTGTTGAAGTAACTTCACCCGATGAAATGATTGCCGTTGGTAGTCCGTTGTTCGTTAAGGACGCCGAAGGTAATGAAGTTCCTGCACCCGATGGTAAACACGAAACTGCCGAAGGCAAGTACATCGTAACCGTTGGTGGTGTTGTAACTGAAATTTTAGAACCCGAAATGGAATCCGAAGAAGTGGCCAAAGAAGAACAAGCCGCTTTTGATGGTGTTTCAAAAGAGGAATTTGAGTCCACTATTAACGCGTTAATTGAGCAATTCGAAAGCCGCATAAATGCGTTGAATAGCGAGAAAGCGCAACTATCTGCACAAGTAGAAAAGATGAGCAAACAACCTGCAACGGAGAGCGTGAAGAAAGTGAATGCTCCTGCTGCATCTGCTCCAATCAACTTGTCAAAGATGGATTCTAAAAATAGAATTTTTTCGATAATAAATAAATATAAATAATTAAATAAAAAAAAGAAATGGCTGATTCATTAACCATTACAAGCACCTACGCAGGTGAGTTAGCGTTACCATATATCAACGCTGCTATTTTATCAGGAGATACATTAGCGAAAGGATATGTTACTCTTAAAGAGGGTGTAAAATATAAAGCAGTATTAAAGAAGTTGGCTAATTCAGCTTCATTGGTACAAGCTGCCGCTTGTGATTTTACTCAACAAGGTTCATTGACATTAACCGAAAGCGTGTTAACTGTTACTGATTTAATGACTAACCTTGAATTGTGTAAAAAAGAATTTGCTCAAGATTGGGAAGCTGCTCAAACTGGACGTGGATTTATTAACGATGTAGTTCCTTCAAATTTTGTTGACTTTTTGATTGGTTACGCTGCCGCTAAAGTTGGTGAAACTATTGAATACACAATTTGGCAAGGTGATACCGCAGGAACTTACACTTCATTTGATGGATTCGAAAAGAAATTGAAAGCTGGTTTAAGTGGTTCTGCTGATCAAACTTGGGCAGCTACTTTGGATGCATCAACTGTTATCGCAAATATGAATGCAGTTATCAATGCACTTCCTGCCGCTTTGATTGGAAGTCCTGATACTAAATTGTATGTGAATCGTGCAACTGCTCAATACTATCGTCAAGCGATTACAGCTTTGGGTTATATGCAAATGTATCAAGCTGCGGATGAGTTTAACTTGCAATTCAATGGATATGACATTTATGTTTGTCCCGGTATAAGCACAGGAACAATCATAGCCGCTCAACCATCTAACTTGTTTGTTGGTGTTGATGCTAACTCTGATTTCGCTGAAGTGAAAGTAGTTGATATGTCTTTGACTGATGCTTCTGATAACGTTCGTATGGCAATGAGATTCCGTACAGGTGTGCAAGTTGGTATATTGACTGACTGCGTAATCGGACATAACTAATATTAACCACATATAAAAAAGGAGTGGTTACGACTGCTCCCCTATTTATTAAAAAAACCATATAAAACAATGAGTTGTACAATAGGGACTGGATTCGGTTTACAGTGTAAAGATGGGATTGGTGGCATTAAAAAGATTTATTTGAATGCTCACGATCTATTCGCAGGTCAATTGACTATTGATGGCACTACTCAAGAAGTAAGTGCATCTGCATCTACTTCAAAAGTATTTGAGTTCATCTTACCAAAATCAACGGGTAGCTTCACTGAAGAAGTAGCATCCAGCGTTGAGAATGGCACGATTTTCTACACACAAACCGTTACCGCATCATTCCACAAATTAAGTTATCAACGCAGAAAGCAATTAGAGTTAATTGCTAAAAATCGTTTATTTGTGATTGTGTTAGATAACAACGACAATTATTGGGTGGTTGGTTATGAGGATGGAGCAGAAGTAACCGCAGCGTCTACAATGACTGGAACAGCCAAAGGTGATATGAATGGTTACACCATTACATTCACTTCGGACTCCAAGAACAAAGCATATCGAATTGAGGATGGTGTATTTGCATCTGATTTCTCAATTGATACCGCACCACTTGTTTAATAAATTTGCAGCGTGAATTACCTGCAATCAAATACCGCATCTCAAACTCTCCTGCTATCACTTAAGCAGGGGAGTTTACTTTTTTCAACAACCTACACTGATTATTTGTTGGTGTTACAAAATGAATTAACTTCGGAATTGTTATATGTGATTCCAACGATTATTACCGAAAATGATAGGATTACGACTTTGGGCATTAGTACGAATTTCAATGATCCAACTAATGCATCGATTCTCATCAATCACGGTGGCCGTTGGAATTATATTGTTTACGGTCAAAATTCAAATACTAACTTGGATCCTGCTGATGCTGTGGTGGTCGGTGAAATTGAAAGGGGATTTATTGAATTTTCTTCGCTCATTAACTACTACGACCAACCAACGCTAACCATTCCATCTGATATCGAATACAATGCCTAATATAGTTGACGAAATAAAACAACGCATAGGAGCAACGCAAGTTGAACTATCAAAGTACGTGAAGATTCAACCAATAGAGGTTGAAGATAGGAAGGGATTTGTGTCGTTTGGTGATGGCAATACCTTTCCACAATATCTCATCGAACTATACAACGAATCGCCAGTACACGGAAGCATTGTAAACTCGATTGCGTTTATGATTGCAGGACAATCATTCGTATCAAGTAGCGCAGAAGCATCGAATGAAATAACACGATTACAATTAGATAAGATAAGACACAGCACCGCTCTTGATTTGAAGTTACACGGTGGCTTTTATTGGGAAATTATTTGGTCGATGGATAGAAGTACCATTGCTCAAATCAATCATTTACCTTTTGAGAATTGTCGTTTATGCGTGAGCGATGACAATGATGATGTGAATGGTATTTACTACTCGCGTGATTGGAACGATACGCGCAAAAAGAAGAACACACCTTCGTACATTCCGATGTTTAATCCCGATTACAAAGATGAATGTCCAAAACAAGTGATGTTCGTTCATTCGATTGTACCGGGCAGTGAGTATTATCCCAAACCAGATTACATAGGTGGTGTAAATTACATCGAGTTAACGCGTCAGATTAGCGAATATCACGTTAATAATATATTAAACGGCTTTTTTCCTTCATTGATTACTTCGTTTAATAATGGCATTCCATCGTTAGAGGAACAACGAATGATTAAGAACCAATTGCAACAAGCCATACAAGGAGCGGAGAATGCAGGGAAGGTACTTACATTTTTCAACGAGGATAGAGATCGTGGTGTAGAGTTCACTTCATTTCCAATATCGGATGCAGATAAGCAATATGAATTTTTGAGTGAAGAAAGCACCAAACAAATATTGATTTCTCACCGCGTTACAAGTCCATTACTTTTCGGTATTCGTGATGGTGGTGGATTAGGTTCAAATACCGATGAAATGAAACAAGCGATGTGGATTTTCACCAAACAAGTAATTGAACCATTTCAACGAATGATTACTGATAGCATCGAATATTTGTTTTCAGTTATTGCAATAAATGCAACAGTTGAAATTACTCAAAATGATTTGATTTATTCACCGCCTGCCAATACTACTCCCACCACTCAAGTAGAGCAAAAAAAAAAAGTTTTAGCGGAGGAGAACTCTTTTGCTCCCACCGATGAAATGGCCGCAGAAGCGGAACTTGGTTTAAAGTGGCGCGATGAATTTGGTAGAGGTGGAACGGAGGTAGGTGTAGCGCGTGCGCGTGATATTAGCAATAAGCGTAATTTGTCATTTGACACCGTGAAGCGAATGAACTCTTATTTCGCACGGCACGAAGTCGATAAAGAAGCAACTGGATGGAACGATGGAGAGGAAGGATTTCCTTCCGCAGGTCGTATCGCGTGGCAATTGTGGGGTGGTGATGCAGGTCGCGATTGGGCAAAGAGAATCATTGAACGCGAGCAAGT